CTGTAACTTGCGGATATCGTTGTGACTTTTCCGCATCATGTGGGTATAGCGGGAGGCCGTCAGGAGATCGGACGCCCCGTAGCTGACAACGAAGTCCTCTGCCGGAATGAAATGGGAACAGACCCGACCCATGCTGGGATCGTAGTAAACCTTCTTGAAGGAGGAACCGGCCAGGGGCAGCGAGAACAGCATCTGCTCCGTTTCCGGCCTGAACTCCGTCATCTTCTCGGTCAGCAGGTAGTTCATGTGCTGCTGGATACGCTGCGCCTGCTCTTCCTTCTGGTCCGTTATCTCGCCAATAATCTTGGTCTTGACGGGACCGGAGGCAGGGAATAGCTCCATGATCGCCTGTGACTGGAAGCGGACCACGGCCTCGGTCAGGATCGGGTGATAGACACCGCAGGCTCCCGGCCACGGGGTTGTCCTGTCGTCGGCCTTCAGGCCAAGCAGGTCAAGTCCCCTGGTATAGGTCCGTGCCCAGTCGGCGCGGGAAGTGCGGTCGCCTTCAAACTCTCCGTTCAACTGGGAGGCCAGCCGCCCCAACACGGTGTCCTCCATATGCTCGGCCAAGTTGGAATCGAAACCGTCATCACCGCCGGTCTCTCCGGAGCCGGGGTCAAAGTCAATGACGACACCGCCGTCATCGGTGGAGATCGCCACCGCTTCTGGATTGACAACAGCAACCTCAAGCGCAGACCCCTCGGCGTCCACGTCAAGGCCCCGAAGCTCTTCCTCCGTGACCGTACTATCGGTGCGCGTGGGAGCCTGGGCGATGCTCTTGTCTATTGCCATTAACTAGACCTTCTTGATGGTCGATACCCAGTCAGCCGGGGGCTTCTGGGCAGTGTCGGTAATCTGGTCCGCATAGGCATAGAACTTGGTGCCCTTGGTTGCGGCCCCGGTTCCCTTGATTGGAATCTGCTTACGCGGGACCTGCTCACCTATGGTACGCCCTATCACTTTTGGCTTGTGCATCTCTGCCTCCTAATAATATTCCGCCCGTTGCAAGGGCATCTCCTGCTCCTCATAGTCAGAAGCAACTCTAATAAAGCCGCCCTGCCGGAAACGCAACAAGGCCTGCGTACTGCTATCGACAAGATCATCATGCTCGCCCACAGGAAAAGAGGCAAACTCCTCCATGACCTCTTCTGCCCAGCTTTTGTTTGGAGCCCAGACAATACCAGAAGCAAAAAGATCACTGACGGCATTCACCCTTGCGATCTTGTCATTGCCCCTGGATGGGGTGAAATCACTTACCGGGATACCCATCTGCCGCAATTCAAAAATCAACGGCGACCCAGCCGCCTTTGCCTCAACGATACAGGCATCCGGCTCCCACTGATTGTAGGTTTTTTGAGCCACCTTCTTCAGTTCTGGGAACTCCATCCGATCCTTGAATGCATCCAGCAAGATGATATTAGCCGTGTCGGTGCCGTCGTCATTAGGGTGATAGAAAACGCCCCATGTCGTACACGCCGAGTAATCTGAGCGTTGCGTCTTCAGGAAGGCAGTATCCCATGACTGGATGACAAACTCGCAGGATGGCGGCTCGTCCTCCTCCCAGATACGCCACCAGTCCCTCTTGACCATGGCCTGCTCTTCAGCCGTGGGGTCCTGCTGATACTGGGCAGACCACTTGGCGGCGGGCAGTTCGGCCTTGAGCCTCTCCAATTCCTCCTTCGACCAGTATTCCGGCCACAGGGAATTGCCAGATGGCAGGATGGCGGGAAGCTGAATAATCTCCCATTCATCCGAACCATCTCTCTGATGGGCTGACTTTAACAATTGACCGGTCAAATCACGTTGATGCCAGCGGGTCATTACGACGACGATGGAACCACCGGGCTGTAACCTCTGGCGAGGGCCTGAGGTATACCACTCATAGACGGGATCAAATATTCTCGGATCGGGGGATTTCGCTTCCTGTTCACTATGCGGATCATCGATGATCAGGAGGTCAGCACCCTTACCGGTCACCGCACCGCCAACGCCGATGGCAAAATACTCACCCTCCTCATTGGTGTTCCAGCGGCCTGCGGCCTTACTGTCCTGACGCAACTTCACGCCTGGGAAGGCGGCCTGGAAGTCCTCCCGGCCAACAAGGTTCCTGACCTTCCTGCCAAAGCCCACCGCAAGTTCAGCCGTGTGGGCCGTCTGGATGACCTTTCCAGCGGGGTTTCTCCCGATGAACCAAGCTGGCAATAGAAAGCTGGCAAACTCCGATTTGGTATGGCGAGGAGGTATATTAACGATAAGCCTCTTGAGCTTACCGTTAGCCACACGCTCAAAGGCATCGGCCATGATCTTGTGATGGGAGCCTTCAATGAAGGCAGGCCACACGCTCTTTACAAAAGGGAGAAAATTCTTCGCCACCTTTTCTCGGGTGGTGACTTCCTCAAGGCGCTCAAGCAGAGCGAGAATTTCCCTCTGCTCCTCATAGGGGAGCCCCGCTGCTTTCTGAATATACGCATCAAGCTGTGGGCCGGAAATCGCCAAGCAAGAAGCCTCTATACCAAGTATGGACACGTTCCCGCATCAACCTCAACATAATGTGCCCATCAATATTTGCATGTCAATATTTACCGACCAACCCCTCAAGTATCCAGACCATCGAAATTTTCTCTCATCCACGATATCCACGGAAGATCATTTTCAGCGTCTACCCTGTCCTTGACCATGGAAGCCAGAGGAACACGCCCCTTCTTGGCCCCGGATACCCTAGCCGCCGATAGGCGGTCTTCATTGAAGACATGGGCATCGCTCCCCCAATGATAGCCCCAGAAGGCAGCGCCCCGTAAAATCATCAACCAATATGTACGCCAACGAGAATGCATGTTCACCAGGGTTCCAACATTCAAGCGCCCCCCAAATATATTCAGCGCAGCGAGCGAGGACATATTGCTGCCGCCCCTGTATAAATCGCTCTTCCTGCCACCATCATGCAGGACCGGACCCAGAAATACGGGCACCTCCAACTCCTCTGCATAAGCCACCGCCTGCTGGAAATGATCCGCCAGCGTTTTGGCACTCATCTCCTCCCCATATTCATACGAATACGACATCCGCCGCTTACACTCGATACCAAACTGAATATTCCCATCCTCGGCGGCAACCAAATAATCAATACGCTTACCGCTGGGCAATTCATACTCAGACTCATACTGCCAGCCATTGGCAACGATTAGCTCGCGTATGATTTCCGAAGCGGTCTCTTCGGTGGCCAGCAATTGATTCGATACTTCAACCATCCGCTTCAAGCCATCGGTGCGGCTATCACAAGGATCAAGCAGTCCTCTCGAAAGACGAAAAATCAAACCTGGGATACAAATCCGGCTTCTTGGACCACACTTCATACCGGCAGATATGAGCACACGGCTCCTCCCAGATGGCCACTGCCAGGGCACGATCCGGAGAACCGCCCTTACCAAGATAATCTTCACGCCAATCCATCATGGCAAACCGGCTGGGCCGGTACTTGAGAAACTGCGCACGTCCCTTCTGGCAGGCCCACAGCCGCTCCGAACAGACCAGGGCCATGGACATCACGCCGATACTGAATGCATGATTAATGAACTCCCTTATTTTTGAGAAGGGAGGATTGGTTATGAGGATGGGCGACATCGGCGTGTCATAATCAAAGAAATCATCGCCGGTAACAATATCCGTCTCTATGGCCTCAACCCCATGTGAGCGAACCTTCTTGGCAATTCTGCCATCCCCGGCACAAGGGTCCCAGACGGGAATTGGCGGGCGGATATTCCCCATCTTGACGGCACTTATTTGAACGTCGAGAAACTCCCGCACCATGCACTCCACGATTTTCTCTGGCGTTGGATAATTGTCATACTTCTCTCTCATCGCCACCTCCCGCCGGATAGATCGCCCTCGCACGACCAGGGCGCTTCACAAGAACCCCTCGTTCACACAGCAAATTAACCATCCGATAGGCTCCCGACCTCTGGCTCATCCCGAGGGCTTCGGATATTTCCTGATAACTTGGCCCATAATGATTCTGCTCCCAGAACCGCAGGATAAAATCAAGACACTGCTTCTGGCGCTTTGTCATCTCCGGCCTGCTCCTTTTCCATTTCCTCTGGGGTTTTTGAAAACAAGTTAACATTCCCGGATATGGTGGTGCGCTCACCGTCCGCCGTGAATGGATAGACCGTGTGGTTGAGCCAATGCGGGAAGATGACGAACTTCCC